GCCCAGTCGGCCATCGTCAGCGCAGTTGCAGAAAGGGTTGCCATTTATCGCTCCGCTAGGTTTGGGTAAATGCGTTCCGCGAGCGATCGTTCGGCGGCCTGGCGCACCGGGCCATTGCCGGTGACATGCGTTCCTTCGGCCAAGGCTTTGCTGAGCCGATAGATGAAACGGATGACCTCCGGGTGGTTGCCGGAGCCAGTAACCTCAAATCCTTCTCGCGTTTTGGGACCGGCGAAGGCTGGATCGTCAAGGAACCGACCAACGGTTCGCTTCACCTCATCCAGGTTGCCGATTTCCCCATCCGCCTTTACGTCCGAAACCCAACCCGCCTGGGTGGTCTGCCAGGTGTCCCAGTTCTGTTTTGCCTGGGCACCAGCTACGGAGTGATAAAGGTTTACGAGTTCTTGAGCCGCTTCCTGGCTCACTTTGTGTTTGGCGGCTATCTCACCAAACTTGCCGAGGACATCAGCGTCCGGCTTCATCCCCTCGGGTAGCGTGATCTTTTCCGCATCGAACGGTGCCGGTGCTTCTTCTGCCGGCTTATCGGTTTCTGCTGCTGCCTCCTCCTTTTCGGTCAAGATCGTCGAGGTTGTCTCTGTGTCCGCGCCCGCGGCGGGCGCCGCCGGCTCTGCCGCGGGCGCGGGTGCCGGTGCGGGAGTTTCCGCCGCGGGAGTTTCCGCCGCTGCCGGCGCAGCGCGTTGCGTCGCGGTCGGCGCCGTGGCAGGCGCGGTCGCCGGCCCGCCCGGATAGACCGCGTCGGCAATGGCGGCGTTATCGGACATTGCGGCTTTCCTTCATCATCTCGGTGTAGCGCTCGGGGCAGGCGTCGTAGATCTCGGTCATCAGCCGGTTACCGACCGTGCGCTTGCCCTCGCGGTGCGCCATCTCCAGCGCGTTCGAACTGAACGAACTCGCGCCGACCTGGCAGAATTCGAGCAGCTCGAACATCCACCGCCGCCCGGCCGGCGTGCCCATCGTGTTGCGCAGCACCTGCTGCCCGCTGACGTTGCCGGCCCGAACGGACTTGTCGCGCTCGCGAACGTCGCGCTCTTCGCCGAGATTGATCGGCGCGTCGGGGTCGTGGCCGTTGAGTTCCGGCAAGTCGCTCATGGGCGGGTGATGCCTCCGCTTACGATGGCGTCGGCGCCGGGCCTTGCGGCACGCCGACCACGACCCAGCCGGTTTGCGGTGTCCAGGCGGTTTTCCACTCGATTGGGCGGTTGTCTGGATCAGGCATTTCGGGCGGCAGATCCGGCGGAATCACGATCGGCGGGGTTGGCATCGGCACATTGCCGCCGCCCCAGGTTCCCAAGGGTGGACCAGGCATAAAGATCGGCGGCGTCGGGAAGGGTTGGCCAGCGCCACCCCAGGTGCCAAGCGGCGGGCCGCCTGGCGCAATCGGCGGGGTCGGATACGGCACGTTGCCGCCGCCCCAGGTGCCGAGCGGCGGCCCTCCTGGCGCAATTGGATGGGTCGGGAACCCAGGACCCTGCGACGGATAGGGTGGCTGCCACGGTCCGCCCCAGATGCCCAAAGGCGGCTGCGGCATCCCCGGCGGTGCCACACCGCCAGACCAACCGGGATCGACCGGGCCACTCGACCCAATCGGGGTGATCATCGCCAAAAAGGGTTGTGCAGGCATTTAACTCTCCTTTGGTTTCAAGATCGTCCTAATCATACCGGCGCCTCGCCGCCGCCCGGCCCGACCGCGCCGCCGCCGAGCATGGCCTGCAGTGCGTTTTGGCCTCCACCGACTTGAGTGTCCGATAAAACCTTGGCGCCGCTGACGAGCTGCGAGCCCGTTTCCATCATCTGCTTCTGCTGCGCCTGCTGAGCCCGCTGGCCGCGGAGCGCGTCGCGCTCCTCGTCGGTGCGCAGCATCCTCATGTCGGCACCGAGCGCCGCGGTGTAGAGGTGCACCGTGGCGTCGAGGTCGTAGTTGTCGAGGACGCTCGGATCGACCGCGACCAGATTGCCGCCGAACGCCATCGAGCGCTCCATCGCGGTGGTTTCAGCGGCGCGCATCGCCATCGCAAACGGGCTGATGTAGCGGATCGCGATAAACCCGTTAGCCGGGGCGCCGGCCGGCGGCGGCGGCAACAGCCCGGCGCGCTGCATGATCGCCCAGGTGCGCTCGATCGACGGCGCCAGCGCCTCGTTGTCGAGGCGTTTGATCACCGGCAGCATGACCAGCTTCTCCTCGACCCGCGCGCGGATCTCGGAGGCGGTGCGCACCGTGTCGAGGTTGCTGATGTCGGTGAACAGGTTGTTGAAGAACGTCCGCCTGATGCGGTCCTGAATCTCGGCGATGTCCTGCTTTAATTCGGCGATCGGCGGCATGACCGTGAAGATCGGTTCGAGGCCCGGTCGATCCCTCCCGTACCCGTTCACATAGGTAATGCCGCCCGGCAGCAGGCTCGCCGGTTGGTTCTTCAATTGGATGTCCGCCTTCAATGGCGGGTTGACCATTTTGTCGATCGCGCTCGCCTTGCGAACCGTCTCTTTCTGCAACTGCTTGTCGTCGCCGAGCGCATCCATGCCGGGGCTGCGACCATAGGGATCGTTCCCGACCACATCCCAGCGCGCGACGAAACCCGGAAACTCGACGTACCCTTTCTTTCTCAGCAGCAGATCCTGCGAGCTGCCCCATTCCCAATAGCACTCGCGAAACTTGAACCGCTTCGGCACGCCGTAAAGCGCATCGTCGTTCGGTTCGAGGCCGTGCGCGCAGATGATCTCCTGGGTCAGCGCCGTACCGCCTTCGTGGTAGAGGCGCCGCACGCTGTCCGAACAGTTCTCCTCGCCGAACTCCGCGACCACCTGGGCAATCGTCATCACGAACTTGCGATAGAAGACGACTACCCGATGTTTGTTATCGACATCGACGTAGTATTCGCCTAAACAAGGATTAAAACACCGGATGACATCATCGAAATCGTCATAAATAAGAACCGCGGCGGTGCCGAACACCACCAGGTCGAAATACATCACCGCCATTGAATTGTAGAAATTGCTCTCCTGGAACACGGTCGACATGCGGCGCTGGCACTCGGCCAGCCAGAGCACGACATCGGAGCCGGGGTCGCTGAAACCATCTATCTCGAACTTGAACCACGGCGTTGCCGGGTTGGTCAGCCCGGACAGCAACCCGCTCGTCAGCGTCCGCGCCGCCAGCATCGAGGTGCTGTCGACGATCCGGTTGTTGATGGCACTGCCACGGGTCGCCTCGTTCGCCGTCACCAGCCATTTGTACCGGCGCGGCAACTGGTACGACGCCAGCGCCCGCCAGTGGTCCCACCACGACAGGCGGTTGCGGTCGAGCCCGAGCATGCGGCTCTCGACCTTGGAGCGGATCTTCTGGTTGCTCTCGGCCGAGCCGCGGCTCTCGCCGGCTTCCGCGCGCATCTGCCCGCGCGGTGCGGCCGGCGGCGGCCCCGTCCCCTCATAGGCCGGAGCTGCCGCCGACCTAGCCACCGAGAAGCGCTTTCTTCGATGTGCTGTACGGCTCGGACGTGCCCATCGGGCTCGTCAGGATGGTGCTCGCCAGACCGCCGATCGGCCCGACACCGCGGGTCGGCGCCGCGGCGGCGCTGGCGTAAGTCGGCGGGTTGGGCGGCGGGGCCGGTGGAGGTGGTGGGGTCGCCTTGCCGCCGCCGCCACCAAAGATGAAGCCCATTTGCTCTCCCTCACGTCACGATTCGCGGACAAGGCCGCGGCAGACAACGTGCCGCTGACCGACCAATCGCCCGACATAACGCTGGCCGCGTTCTGATTGCCGGCTGGTCCCTAGGCATCGAAGCCGCAGCAATACACCAGCGCCGTCATGTCTCCTGCCCCACAATCGAAACATGGAAATCGGCCAGCGTCGCATCCGCAACTCCCGGGCCGCGCACCCGCAGCACGTCGCCCTGCGCGAAGAGGATCGCCGCCTGCGTGGACATCGTGCCGGTGGCGCCGGCCGCGGCAAAGGTGATCGTGGCGACGGTTGTGAACGTCGTTGGCGCCGCTGCCGTCGCCTGTTGCAACACAATGGCTGTGGAGCCCGTGGCCGCCACGCCGCCGCCTGCCAGCGTGCCGCCGAGATTGGCCGGCAGCGTCACCGCTTTCGCAACCCGGTGATAGAGCAGGGTCTGGTCAGCTGTCATCGCGCCCGGCACGTAACACCCGACGATGTAACTGGACGAACCTATGGCTGCGGCAATCGCGCTATCAGGAACGACCGATGCCTGACCATCACCGGATATCCGAACAAAACCCGGCCCGCCATAGGACAAGCGGCTCGGTGCGTCCGAAATTACGAGATAGATGTCGTTGTCACTCACTACGGACTACCACATCCCGATGATGGCGGTACACGTCGTGTTAGTCGCCATGATCCGCTTCGCGCGAATTGGCAGGGTCGTGCCGATCGGCACCGCGGTCAGCGTCACCGCTGCGGTGTCGTCGGCCAGGATTGCCGCGATGTTGCAGGGCGTCGCATTCGAGTTGTAGACAAACCGGGTCGGCCCGAGCACCAAATCGACGGTGTCCGAGGGCGTCACCGCCAGCATCTTGCGCGCCTGGTTGATCACCTCACCCGGCGGCCCAACCTGGCCATGAGCCGCCGGGATCGGCAGAAACAGGGCGCCAATCGGCAACCCCACCACCATCAGCAGCCCCAGCAACAGAGGGGCGCCTAGATATAATGAGTGCCTCATGCGGCGCGCTCCTCGGCAAAGGGGTCGTATTCCGTCTCGGCCATCGCCGCCTTGGGGCGCTCGCCGCCCTGCAAATCCCGCGGCAACACGGGCCAGCTAAAGGTCAGCGCCAGCGCGTCCGCCATGTCCGGGCTGCCGGCACCGCGGCGCCGCAGGTCGGTCTTGCTTTCAAGCTGGATCTCGTCGCGACTGTTGAAGCCGTACTGCGACAGCGTCAGCTCGGCGATCAGATGCTGGTCGTTCGGAATGGCCCCGACCCGCAGCCACTCCCGCATCATCCCCCAGATCTCGGCGCGTTTGTTGGCGTACCTGTTTTGCTCGGCGCTAACGTCCGGGCGATCCGGGCGCCCGCCGAACTGCACCTCGAACACCATCACCCCGAGCTGCCGGCAGCGATCGATCACCCCGCCGCCAACGCCGCCGCCGTCAATGAAGACAGCATCCGGGCGGTGCGCCATGACATGCTCGG